CTTCTAACTGATTTAACAGCGTATTTTGCGTGATGGTTCCTGCCGTGTAGAGCTGCAACAGTGATTGGATTTCTTGAGGGTCAAGGCGAGTAGCAAGAAAATCACGGTTGACAAAACTGCTGCCAGCTTGAGGCTCTTGAAGGTAGGCCGCATGAAACCGGAGGCAGTTGTCAATCATGTCCTGCATTTGCTGGGCGATGACCATCATTGTGGAATCGCCTTGACTGCGGTCAATACGCTTGGCCTCAGCTGTTTCTGCCGATAGCTTTTGACCCAGGACAGCGGCAAGCCCTAGCTCGTTGATCTGCATTGCGATCTGTTCAAGCCTTTGGAACTGTGATCCAAATGCGTGACTAGGGGGAGAGATGTATTCAGCGCGGCCCTCGGCTGGAAATGCGATTGCTTCCCCAGGTCCGGCGCTCACCTCTTCCGAGGATTGCGGGAACCCGTAGAAGGCAAGCAAAGGGACAGCACTCAGGTGCAGTTGATTGTCGAGATCAGACTGGACCTGATATGCCTTGAGGTTTAGCTCTGCAATGTCGGCCATTGGTGGCCGCGACTCCATCAGGTTGACGCGGTTGGAATAAGCAACAGAGAACGGGATCTCGTCAAGGCTGGTTGTGCCTTCATCAATGACGCGAAAATCTCCTTTGTCGTCTTTCTGATGAATCTCAAATGCGCCTGGGGTTAAGACGCGAACTTGCTCAACTTCTTTTTCGCCATAGCTTCCATCAGGGATAACGGTCCTTTCTATTAGGCGAAGCTGAGTCAACTTCTGCTGCCCATCGCTTAATTCTGTACGCCATCCCAGAATGTCTCTGGGCGTGTATGTCACCCAATAAGGCCGCCCGTTAGACCCGGCCTGAGGAGCATCAACAAGAACGCCAACATGTCCATATCTGATGCACTTCCTGGCTGTGTCATAGGTCCAGACGTTTAAATCGTTGCCTTCAAGATCAACGTCAAAAAGCTGCTCTGTGATCAGGTCGCTCACATCTGTCAACCTGACGGGCTTACGGGTCAACATGCCCGCCAACATCCGCTCAAGCCTGACGTAATACGGGGCCAGTGTTGAACGCATCAGCCTGTTGTCGTATGACTCATCAAGCTCTCTAGGCTCTTGCGGCAAATATTTTCGATGCTTCTTTCTGATGCCGTAGGTGCCTTGTAAAAGAGCTTCAATCAGCTCCCAGTGAGGCTCCATGTTTACCCAAGCCGTGTTCGGGTCATTGACGCGAGTAACGCTGCCAACCCGCTGCCTGCCACCCGAAAAACCTGAATACACGTTAAAACCCCGCCTAATCCCTTCAGTTTAGTAAAGCCTAATGCCAGTGCCTCGACCAGCACGCGCATAAAGAGGATTAAATTCGCGCCACACTAAATAACCAAGGCCATCATTCATGTGGTCATAACCAGCGTCTTTGTCTGGATCGCCTTTCTCTGTATAACTTTGCAGCTCTAAGCATTCAATCGTTCGCTTGCAGTTGGCCGCGACTTGAAGTCTTACTTCGCCTTTCCCGTTTTCCAGCAGAGCTTGAACAGCAGCCACGCGATCACGGACGGGAGGGTTTGACCTTGGCGACTGATTGGTAAAGCCATAGGACTCCAAGATTTGAATATCGGTTTGGCTGGCGTTCGTGCTGCGGTTACCGCCTGATGCGTCAGGGTAGGCATAGATGCGACGGTCGGGAAAACGTCGTCGTATTTCTTGAGCGAGTGCGTCGGTGTCATGGGCACCGCTGACCTCATCGATCAGCAATAGTTGGTTGCCAAGACGGACAGAGATAACGGCTGACATGTTTCCAATATTGAAATCAACGCCTACACGGAGGGGTTCATTTTCAACGTTGGGAATATCTGTGATTACGTGCTTTGCGCGGTCGAAGCGGTCATAAACCTGACCGGTCGTGAGATTGCAGAACTGGCCTTCTAGATAAGCCTGCAACAGGCTTGGATCGTAGTTGGCTTGCAGCCGCTCGATGAAGTCTTGGGGCAGATGTGGATTGTCTGCCGTTCTCATTCTAATTAGGCGCCGATCAGGACGCTGCTTTGCCTCTTCTGTGCCAAAGGTGTTCCACATCCAGCGAAAGCCCTCAGGCGTTGAGGCAGCAGCAAACTGCCGCACGTTGCCAGCACGAAGGCGACCAAGGATCTTAGGGAATGCCTTGTTTGCTATTGATGGCGGCACAGTGTCGATTTCATCCGCAAGACACCAAGCCGCATTGATGCCGATGCAACGTGTCCAATTCTCAAAGCTGCGGCAAAGGATCTTTGTATCTCCGCCAGGCAGGTGCAGGACGTATTCAGCCAAGGGAGATGCCCTGAAGCTGTAGGGGATGTCGTAAGCCTCCAGGAAATCATCAAAATCGTTTTGCCAAATATCACGAATTAATGGCCCTGTGGGCTCCATGACAATGCCTATAAAGCCTTGATTAGCTATGGCTAAGGCAACGGCCTTGCTGGCGAGGCTTCTGGTCTTTCCGGCGCCGTAGCCCGCAGATAGGCCGATTATCTCTGTTGTTTGATCTTCTACAAAAGCAAGCTGACCAGGATGGAGATCGGCTTTGATTCTGCTGAGGATGTCAACCGTTGTTTTCTGATCTGGCGGTTGAGCAAAGGCCAGAAGCTTGGTCGGTTCACAAAGACCGGTAAGCAATGACATCAGTTGAGGTCAAAGCGCAAGAGCTTGGCTTGCGTCTCTAAAGCCTTGATTGCAACAGGAATCTGATCATCTCTGCCTGCACGCTTTTCATATTCTACAAGGCGTGCAATTGCAGCGGCTAACCATTCAGGGCGTTCAATCTCTGAGTCTTTAGCAATGAGCTGCCTTGCCCTTGCCAGATATTCATCAGCTTGCCTATCTCCTACGTCCCATTTTTCTGAGGCGTATTGAACGATCTCAAAGCGCGAATAGGACTTGATCAATAACTGGTAAACAGTATTGACACGCTCTTGAATCTGTAGGTTTGTGGACTTCTTACCCATGCCGTGAGGTTAGCAAAGGTTAAAGGGGTGTTTCGCCTTGGGCTAGGAGCCAAGCGCGTTGGAGCTGATGGATTTTACGGACGGCGAACAGGTGTGAGGGGCAAAAGCCCTCAATCGCCCCGATACGGATTCTGAGCGATCCATCGGGTTCTGTCGAGATTTTGGCATTGGGAATAGAGCTTGGCGATCCTGCGTTCATGGAGTTTGAAGGCTCTAAGGTCGTTGGCATTTTGAAGCAGGCGGAGCTTGGTGTTGAGAGAATCTATTTGGATCATTCGGAAGTTTTTTCCTCAAGGGTCTCAAGGTCAATGCCATTAGCTATCAAAAGAGCCTCGCAAAACTTCGTGGTAGCAGGTCGCTGCTTGCCGTTGCCTTTTGCAGGGATAACGTATCCGCAAGCTTCAGCCAACTGCGACATAGGCATTTTGGGAAGCCCTTTAACTTTGTCAAGCAAAGATTGACCCGTAAGCCTTGGCAAAATGGGTTTGCCTATCACTTGCCAGTAAGCAATGGTGTTTCCTTTCTCTTGAACGAGTTGAAGAACTGACGACTCATGACAAAACTCACACCAATAAATTAACGAAATGCTTTCTCCAACCTTGTCAAAATCGCGTAAGTGCAAATAGCTTTCAGTTTTACCATCACCGCACTGAGGGCAATGGAGTGACAGCGTTCCGGAGCAACGTGAGGTTACGAGTCGCGTGGGGTTCATAACAAAAAAACAGTTTTAAAAAGTGTGATGCCGGGAGATGGATCGCGCCACTAACGCGCCCTGCTTTTCCTTAACCAAGCCTATTCATCAAGCACGGCTTAGCCGACCCGACAGCCCGTAAGCCATAGCCGGTTCTTTGGAAGGTTTTGTATAGCTTTCAGCCGGATGGGGATACGGCGTCGGGCTTCCCGGCAAGTGATCAGAAGGGACAGGTTTCGATTGTGTAGGCCAGGCCGTCGAGGATGGCGTCATCGGTTAGCTCTTTGAGTTCGTCTTGGCTCAGAGCCCATTCTTGCCAAGCTTCTGTGATGACAAAGAAGGTTGGTTCAACGGTTGGGACTGGTTGAGCGTCTTCTATGCGTTGAAGAGCTTCGTAAGTGCGTAGTGAGGCTTCGTGAAAATCCAT